CTCTACAGCCTTACGGATGATGAAGGTAGAGCCACGTGGCATATTCTGGAAGTTAGGGTTGCGAGAAGACAGACGACCCGTTGCAGTAACACACTGCATAAATTCTGTGTGAATGAATCCCTGTCCATCCATGTTGTTCTCCATACCCTCGACAAAAGAACGCAGATAGGTTCGAACAGCACTATATCGGATGTAAGCTTCCACGAACTCACGAGCATCACCACGAAGGGATGTGAACATACTTTCAAGGGTTTCTTTGTCAGTTTTGAAACCGGCAGCAGCCACATCATACGGGTCACGAGGGACGAGCTTGAACCCCGCAACTTGGTTCGTGGGTATGTAGAGCACACCTGTCCCCTCACAGGGCTTACAGATTCGGACAGCCTTACCTAGCGTCCCATCCTTTCTACGGGCTGTATACCGCCCTACGCCCCCGCAATCGGTACATTGAGAGCCTACAGTCTTATACAACACTTCTGTCTCATTGAGAACATTGCGGCGGAAGTCATTACGGCTCATCCGTGTACGGCGTTTAGGCTTACGCCCCGCCCCGCGAACCTCGTGACCAAGGTTAAAAATACCAGCCCATCTGTTCTTGTTCAAAACCTTACAAGAGTAGAACAGCTTGGAACGGTCATCAGGGCTGTCTAGGTTGATAGGGGTATCACCCATAGCTTCTGCTGCCAGTTCGTTGAGACGGCGTTCGAGGGTAAACAGTTCGTCCTCGTATTCGCGCCGGATGTCGGCAAGTGTGTCTTTGTTAATCTTGATACCGTTCTGTTCGATACGGGCAAGAGTGTCCGTCATCTCAAGCGACAGACGCAAAGTGGGCAAGAGTGTCTGGTTGTTCATTGAATAGTTCCTCAAAGGTAGTTCCGAAAGCTTCAAGCTGTTTTACTGCGACCTGTTCTGTTGCCAGAACATCGGCCTTTCCATATGTTCTAATTATTTCCCAAGGAATGTCATAAAATGTCTTACCTTCCTTGAAATACGGTTCGATAAGGTCTTTCTCCTTTGGCACATCACTATACTTCTCTGCAAGAGCAGCAAGTCCAAGAGGCCAACGCCTCGCACGGGAAAGAATATACTCCGCCACCATCGTATCGTAGATTTTACCATCGTATATAAATCCGCATTCCCGTATCCAAGATAAGTCAAACTTTATGTTTTGTCCCACAACTACATCGGCCTCGTCAAGATGTGCTTGGAATATTTCAGCAGCGAACTCTTGTGGTTCGCAAACACTGTGATAGAAGCAGTGGTAGTAGACTTCGGGTTCGCCAAGCCACTTGTAACCAACTGAAACTAAAGAGTTTCCGAAGTACGGCAGAGCAGTTGTCGAACCGTTGGGTTTGGGTTTGTGGGTGGTTTCCACGTCGAAGGTTAGGATATTCATTTTAAATCTAACTCCTGTATTCTAAGATTATAACAGTCGGCTCTAACAGTAAAGTTATTAGACGGGTCTATGTCGCCTTTCTTTAAGTATACTGCTTTAGAAAAGTAATCTTGTTTTTTTATACTGCCTAGATACCAGCCTTTCGACAGGTCTTTTAAAACTCTGACAAAAGCGTACACATCACACAACTGTCTAGTGTTATAGTTTGCAACACTGCATTCATAGAATGGTTTGGGTTTTACAGTAGTCTGCTTTGTCTTAACATCGACCTTATATCCATCTACCAGAATATCATAATCGTATGTATTAGACCACTCACCCTTTAAGACAGATAATGCTATCTGCTCTCCTACAAAACCTGCCATGTTACCTGTTCCAGATAGAATGGAGTTATTTAATCTGCCCATATCTAAAGCTTTTTGTTTTGCAGCAGATATCATATCATCTGTAACTATAACTTCAATCATCAGTAATAAACCCCTCTCTGCACATCAATGTGGCTGGTAAACATACCATGCCATCCGTTTAGTTTGTTCTTAGAAATACAGATGTGGCGAACCGTGTTCTCCTCTTCGGATGTACCCGTCTTGCCAATCCCGATGATGACATCTGCTTCCCCTGCCTTACCGGTTCGCGAACCGTCTAGCATAGCGTAGTCGATGAACTGTCGGTCATGTGCCTCGAAGCTTGCCTGACTAACAGACCACACAAGCAGCTTGTTACGTTTGGCAATCTCACGAGCAACGACATAGGTTTCCTTTAGGCGTTCATCCCCACGGTTAAACTCACCAGCAACACGAAACTTATCTAGCTGGTCACAGAACATAACATCTGGTTCGTTTAGCTGGGCATACTCATTTAGCTCTTCCATCGAAGTACCTACCGAATCCATCACAGTTAGGTAAGGCTCGATTTCCGTTGCGTATCGATGGGACAGAGCATCGGCTCCTGCCTTCATCTCATCCCGTGTCAAACCGAAGAAGCTCTGAATAATCCTAAGCTTGATTTTTTCTGCCGGTTCCTCGTTCGCCCAGTAAACTACCTTATGCTGTTGCTTAATGTAGCTTGCGGCAACAAAGGCACAGAAGGTAGTCTTGCCTACCTCTGGACGGGCAAAGATGATACCAAGGTTGCCCCTGTCCATACCTGACAAATGCTCACGCATCAAATCCCAAGTGAAGGGGAAGTCCGGTTCGCCAACCTCTTCTTCCATTAGCTGAACAAAGCCCTTGTCCATTTCACTATAGGTAGTCTTGTCGGACATACGCCCGTCCTCGACCATATCAATCAAGGTCTTTAGTTCGCCAAAGTGTTCGGATTCGCCAGTGAAGATGGCAATAGCCTTCTCGCCAATCTGCCGCGCACGGTCACGAACCCAGAAATTCTTAGTTACATCTAACTCTAGGTCACCACTATCACTAACCCGCTCACTGAGTTGTGCAATAATATCAAACACTTCCTGCTTTGCACTTGATGGCATAGCAGGGTTCCTGTCCATGAACAAAGAGTCTAGCTGCTCACGCGACAGGTTCGTGGCATAGTTCTTGTGGGCGTAGGTAATCGTATCAAACAGGGTAGCATACCGCCCCTCGAACATATCACGAGTGACGATGTTCTTTACCCTGTTGTAGAAATCATTGTTTAGTAAGAACCCCAGAACCTGTAGTTCAATCGAGGTATTTCGCGAAGGTTGAGTGTCGTTCATCTTCTTCCATTTCTTTCACATCTTTGTTCAAAACAACTAAGCTCGTAGGCCGATGGCCTTGCAGTTGCCGAACAAGTTGCAACGCTTTCTTTGTCGCATCCTTGTCCAAGGCAACAAGTAATCTATCGTATCTTTTTAAGAAAGGCAAGTGGCTATCTTGTAGGTTCGTTCCCAAGAGGGCTATCCCCGAAAGAAAACCAGATACACTGCAAGCACTAGCACAATCTTCCAGAAGAACACCGATGCGGCTGGCACCGCAAACGAAAGGATTGCCGGATTTTCCATATCTCCACCATTTTGGTTTAGCATTAACAAGACTACGACCCGCAGCGTCAACGGTTCGCCTACCATCTTTGATTAGGTAGACAACACGATTCATGCGAAAGTCATAACGAATATCGACACGCCCTGCAAGGTACGCATCGTAGGCGTTAACCCGCTTTAGGTATCGCACAGCTTCTTCGCTGCGAGACACAGGGACAACGGTATCAGGAAGTTGAAACTCTGGTTCGCAGATTGGTTCGCGAACAGGCATTGTCTTCCGTAACAGGGGATGATAGGGTGTATCGGTTCGGATTCGGAAACCGGTTCGTCCGCGAACACCACAGTCAGCGTGAAAGCAAAACCAAAGGCGTTCACCGCCAGTATCAGAAACACTAAAGGTATTCTTTTTGCCGCAGGCTGGACAATCCATCCGCAGACGACCTTCAGGTGCAATCGACAAATCCGTAACATAGTCTTTTAACCAAGCTGTCATGGGCATCTCCCGTGTTGCCATGACAAGTAGCTCACAACAAAATCCGTGTCAAGCACATTTTTCCTGTTGACCGCCATTGACAAACCTGCTAACCATTACGAACAGTCACCCTATAGGGAAACCCATTATGTCTAATACTATAAAGATAAACCCAATAGCTAAACTGCTAAGAGATAGTAGGTATAGAAATAAAACTATTCCTAATAAGAAGAAATCTAAACTAGATAAACTTGGAAAGAAGGAACTACAAAATGCCAAGACCAAACAAGATACTGGAACCGACTAAAACATACAACCTGTTGATGAAGGAAGAACAGTATGCTAGGCTATCTAAAATTGCACATGATATGCAAAAACGCAGCCTAGAACAAGTCGCCGTGGCTGACCTAATACGGGATGCCATTGATATTTATCTTGAAGCATTAGATGAGGAAGAAGACGCAAATGTCTCTGAAGACTGAAAAACTTGAGATTGAAATCTTGGAACGCAGCGACAATCGCTGGATGCTATGTGTTCCCGCATCATCGGTTCGCATTGGAGAAACCAGCCGCGAACAGGTTAGGGAAAAAGATTGTGTAGACTATCTGCGCCATGTTTGCATTTTTATCGGAAAAAGTCGTTGGGAATGCAAAAAGTGGCTTGACAGTAACCGTCAGGCTGTAGTAAGACTAGGGACACCTTACGAGGTTGCGTAAGGT